AGCAGAAGTAGGAACAAAGTACGAAGACTATGTAGATTTAATTACAGAAAACGGAGAACCAGGTTTTATCTGGCTTGATGTTGCTCGTAATTATGGACGACTAAAGGATGCGCCAGACGGTAAGGATTATCGTGTGATGGGATTTAACCCATGTGCGGAGCAGCCATTGGAATCATACGAACTATGTACACTTGTAGAAGTGCACTTAAATCGTCATGAATCTAAGGAGGACTTCCTGCGTACCCTTAAGTTTGCATACTTATATGGAAAGACTGTAACACTTGTTCCAACACACTGGCCACAAACAAACGGTATCATGCAACGCAACCGTCGTATTGGTACATCATTAACAGGTATTGCATCATTTGCAGATCAAAAGGGTTTGCCAATTGTTCGTGAGTGGATGGATGAAGGATACAACAAGATTCGTCACTATGATCATCAGTATTCAGAATGGCTATGTGTTCGTGAATCAATTCGTGTAACAACAGTTAAGCCATCAGGATCAGTTTCAATTCTTTCTGGTGCAACTCCTGGAGTTCACTGGGGACCTGGAGGAAACTTCTTCCTTCGTGCAGTTAGATTTGGAAACACAGATCCAATGATGCACTTATTCAAAGCAGCAGGGTACACAATTGAAAACGATGTAGTATCAGCAAATACATCAGTAGTTTATTTTCCAATCAAATCAGGTCATCCAAGATCTGAAAAGGATGTAACCTTATTTGAAAAGATTGCACTTGCTGCAACAGCCCAAAAGTACTGGTCTGACAATGGAGTTTCTGTAACATTATCATTTGATAAGGAAACAGAGTCAAAGCACATTGTTCCAGCACTTAATATGTACGAGGGACAACTAAAGGCAGTTTCATTTCTTCCAATGGGAAACACAGTTTACCCACAACAGCCTTATACTCAGATCACAGAAGAGGAGTATAATAGTTATATAGGTAAGTTAAAGCATATTGACTTTAGTGCAATTTACGACGGAGTAGATAATCTAGAGGCTCAAGGTGAAGCATACTGTACAACAGATTATTGTGAGGTAAAGATACAATGAGTTCAGATTTAATAAAAATTTATCAAAACTTTATTAGTTCAGAACTTGCAGAAATCATATATGATTATTCAAAAAAAACAGATAGTTCTTTTTTTAAATATGAGCATATAGATTATTTTAAAATACAAACGTTTCAGGAAATTTCAAAAAATGATGTAAATGTAATAAGTTTATTGCAAAATGTTGCAAAAAAAACATACAGTCAAATAGTTGAAGACTATGAAGGACCATTTCAAGATTTTTTAGAAAGAAAGACACATATTTCAAAATTTGATATAGGTGCAGATATGCCAGCACATTTTGATACATCTAGACCAAATGATATTGCAACACTAATATATTTAAATGATAATTATGGTGGTGGAGAAATTTATTTCCCAGACCATGATATAGAGATTAAACCCAAGACTGGAGATATGATTGCTTTTCCAGATAACCCCTCTTTTATGCACGGTGTAAAAAAAATTACTGGCTTAAATAGATATGCACTTCCAAGATGGTTTACCCGCATAGTATGATAAAATAGACCTATAATGTCTATTCCATCAAATCTATATGCAGAAAAAGTGTTTGCCGAACACCCAACGGTTTTGTGGGCATTGGATGATAAAGCAGACTATATTTCTTTGATTAATGAAGAAGAAAGATCTGTTTTCAATTGGTCAGTAACTGGTGGGTCTTCGCAAGAGTTTGACTCCGTATACGATGAGCCTTTTACAGATAGTTCAATTACTAAACTTACTGGAGAGTTAAGCACTCAAGATTTTGGTGAAATAGTTTGCATAAGTGACAACTTAAGTAATTTTACAACACTAAATCCATACATGTCTACATTTTCTATTGGTGGTTATATAAATTCATTAAGTTCTTATATTGCTGGAATCGAAATAGGGTATGAATACTACGATCCACTAAGTGGTGAAATAATTCAAAATTTAAAAAATTATAATACATCTATTTATGGAAAATGGATGTTTGTCTCAGAAACTTTTGAGATTCCAAATAAAAATACAACTTTTAGAATTGTGTTGAAGATAAAGTATATTAGTGGTTCTATTTCACAAAATGATTATGAATTTCTTGTTAATGGAATAACTCTTGGTCAATGGTCAGAAGAGTTTAATTCAACATCTTTAGGTGCTCAAAAAGTTTTAGTTCCTTCGGATATAGCAATTGATTCATCATATGCAATTGAGGCAAGGTCTTATGGTTTGTCAGATTCCCCTGGATACTATATGGTCTCTGACAATGCACTTGTTGCAAAAAATTCTGGGATTCCTTTAGTTTATGGATCTACAAGTACAACAATATTAAAAGAAAATGGAGATCTTCCATCTTTAATAATTCCTGGAAATGGTTTTTTAAATGAGGGTGGTAAATTTAAAGAACAAACGCTAGAGATGTGGCTCAGAATTAATTCAGATACAAGTGTTAAGAAAAGAATCTGTGGACCAATCTCATCTTTGGATGGAATTTATGTAGATGGCCCTTTCATAATTTTAAAGATTGATAATTATTATGGATCTCACTATATTGGTGAATGGGTAAGGCCAATGATTGTTCATGTTAGATTAACAAATAACTCGGCAAACCTTCTTATTAATGGAGAGCAGGTAATTTCATTAAACATGATAACTTCAGAACTTGCTTTACCAGATAAATATAATTCTGAAGGTAAAAATCAAGACTGGATTGGATTTTATGCATACGAAGATGTATCTCCAATTGAAGTAGACTGTGTTGCAATTTATCCTTATCAGGTTCCATCAATTGTTGCAAAACGAAGGTTTGTTTACGGTCAGGGCGTTGAGGTACCAGAAAATATTAATGCATCGTATAGTGGAACTTCTCTTTTTATTGACTATCCATTTTCAAATTATTCAAATAATTACTCTTATCCAGATATTGGTCGTTGGTCTCAAGCATCTATAGATAATCTAGTTACATCAAATAATGTGCTATCTCTTCCAGAATACAATTTGCCAACGATATTTTTTAATAATAAAACAACTGAACAGTGGTATGCAGCATGCAAAAATATACAAAATGAATCAAGCATGTTATTTAAATTAAGGCCAAATGCTGACTGGAACTCTACAAGCGGATATATTTTATTTGATAGTTTAGATGTTACAAATACTCCAATTAGATCTTTTTATGGAGTGTTTAAAGTTTTGGCTACACCGTCATCCCCACAATTATTGTTTAAGGTTGATGACCAGATTACTGGAAACTCTTTTGTTATTGAACTACAAACTACTTTGGAGTTAGAATACAAGATTGTTAAATCTTCTGGAGAAAAGTTTATATATGAAACTGTTTCAGTAAATATTGGTGAAGAGTTTATTTCGGGTATGGATATTAATACATTTTGTTCACATTATGGACAAGATGTTGCTAGTTTCTTCGGAAATAGATCAGGTCTTAAATTATATGTAGGTGGAGATACAACACTTTCTAAAATGTTTTTAGGAAACATATATAAGATCGGTTTTGCAACCGAAAGAAATTATTCTTTTATTTCTGAGTGCTTCAATGATTTTGGAACACCAACTAATTTTGAAAATGTGTTTAATACTTATAATCAATACATTGACTATGATGCTGGTCAGTATGTTGGTGCAAGTTCATATTTCTGGGATTATATTTTAGATGGTGGAAATATTAACTCATATCCAACTCAAAAATTAATAAATCATATAGCAAGTTATACTTTAAGCCCAAATAACTACTTTGATACTTTTGCATTAGATATAGATATAGATGGTTATTGGGAAGATCACATACCATTGTCATATTTTGCAAAATATGTTACAGATGCAAAAAATGAATCTTACTATGATCTAGATTTTATGCAGTTTAATATAAATTATCCAGCACCATCAAAGTTTGTAGAAGAGTCTCAGGTTGGTTCTTGGACATATGATGAACTTAATTCTGAATATCAGAATCCAATTCAGAGAACTTACGAATCTCTTGACAATCATCTTTTCACTGGTTATATAGATTATTCAGATTTAAAAAATAGATCTTCAAAAACATATAAGTATGATACCTCAAACTCATTAGTAAAATCTTATGTCAGTTTTCAGTATGTCTCAACAGGTGCAAATGCTAAAGACTCTTATTTTACAAATATAGAGTCACCATTGCAAAATGGAATTGTTGAGCCAGGAACATATCTTTTAGGTTATGATGATAACAACAATCCAATATATGATAATTTTATAAACACTAAATATGAAGTAGTTGATGGAATGTTATTATATCCACCAAGAGGAACTAATTTTAATGATCTTGCGGTAGTTGTTCATTTAAATTTTAAAGTGCGTGGAATTCTTAATAATCCAGTTAGAGTTAAAAGTTTGCAACTAGCATCACAGGCTTATAATGATGTGGCTCCAAATCCAATTGGAAGCAGGTTTGGTGTTCAGATTTATCCATATACAAAAACTGGTATTTACTATGATTATAAAAAGCCAAATCCATACACAATTTATAAGGGTAGTTCTCCATATTTATACCTTACAAAAAATTCTGGAATACAGGTAAAAGGTTCGTATGACCCATTAATAAATCGTGGACTATCAATTCAAATAAATCCAAATAAGTCTTCTAATTATAAAGTTATGGCTATGCAGGCAGCAATTAGATATGATCAAGACTTTTTCCCATATGCTCCAACACAAATTTTTGAGGTTGAGGGCAAAAATGATCTTATAAAGTTTTATATGGTGGCAAATCATCCAGATGGTAAAAGAGCAAAAATATATGCTGTTAATGCAAGAACTGGACAAATTGAAAACGGTATTGGGTTTTATTGGAATGGCAATCTTGTAAAAGAGCCAAACATAACTATAAGAGAATGGGGAATGCTGGGGGTATCATTTTCCAGTATTGTTAACTTTGATAACTACGCTGGATCAATTAAGATTAATGGTCCACTTCTTGTTAATCTTGTTTCTCATTATAAGTCTACAAACTTGCAGGAAGTTCAAAATATTACAGAAAGACCTTGGTTTAAGGTCAAGTATCTGGGTCCTTTAGAGTTAGAGTGGGACTACTGGAATTCAGCATATGTTTGGAATGGAGTACTTGTTTTATCAACAAAGTCCTACTATGGAGTAGATCCTTCTGATGTCTATAAGAGTTATGTTGGTACAAATAAAATAATTGTAGACGATACAAGAACATTTAGGTTAAACTCATATCAATATGAACTTTATACAGATATTGTGTGGCAGTCTCAAACATCAAACCCAGTATAATATGGTATACTTATGGTTATGAATCTTGAAAATCCAAAGAAAAAGCGTAAAGCACTGCCCAAGATGAAGGGGCAAGTAGGCGAATCTCGTGCAAAGATTATTGAAAAGCATTATGATTGGGGCCTATATGTTTACAAAAGGGCCAACGGAAAGTGGTTTACTGATGGAACTGGCTCCGTACTCAATATTGAGTCAATGAAGGGTGACATAACACAGATTGCAAAACTCCGTGATGCAGCAAAATATTACGGGGATGAAGGCGATGGAGAATGTATTTTTGTGCCAGGATTAACCAGAATTTCAGAAGAAGAATATTCAGAACAAAAACAAAGAATGGCAGAAGGATTAATTCCTTCTATGAATGATCTTGGCGCAGTTCAAGCAGCAAAAGATACTATTGCAAAGTATGGAAGTGATGATTAATGAGTGAAGACAAAGAATTTTTTATTAGAGCAAAAACAGATACTCCTCTTCCAGAAGATGATACTTTTTTAAAGCAAGATCCTTTTAACCAATCTTGGGATACAATCAAAGACCTCAAAGGACTTGATGCTAATTTTAAAAGAAGAACTTCTCGTATTTTAAAAACAGAAGCATCACAATCCTATATTGATAGTTCAAGAGCAGAAAGCACTGGAATTAATGGAGCAAGATCAAAAGAAATTAATCCAGGGGTAATTTTTCATAACGCTTATGGTTTATTTGATGTAATTACTCCACCTTGGAATTTATATGAACTTGCAAGTTTCTATGACACATCATTTGCTAACCACGCAGCAATTGATGCTAAGGTAGAAAACATTGTTGGTCTTGGATACGAGTTTAAGGTTTCAAAAAGAACTATGCTTAAATTAGAAGCATCAGAGCCAAAGACTTCTGAGAATGCAAGAAAAAGAATTGAAAGAGCAAAGATTGAACTAACTGACTGGCTTGAGTCTTTAAACGATGAAGATTCTTTTACAACAACTATGGAAAAAGTTTTTACTGATCTTCAGTCAACTGGTAATGCCTACCTTGAAGTTGGTAGAACTACTCGTGGAGAAATTGGATATGTTGGGCATATCCCTTCTACAACAATGCGTGTTCGCAGACTTCGTGATGGATTCGTTCAAGTTATTGCAAATAAAGTTGTTTACTTTCGTAACTTTGGAGCAACTAATGCAAACCCACTTGGAACAGATCTAAGACCAAATGAAATTATTCATTTCAAAGAATATTCACCACTAAACACTTTTTACGGGGTACCAGACATTATGTCTGCAATCGGATCACTGCACGGAGATCAACTTGCATCACAGTACAACATTGACTACTTCCAGAACAAAGCAACTCCAAGATATGTTGTAACTCTTAAGGGTGCAAAGTTATCTGCTGAAGCAGAAGACAAGATGTTTAGATTCTTACAAACAGGTTTAAAGGGGCAGAATCATAGAACTCTTTATATTCCATTACCAGGAGACTCTGATACTAATAAGGTAGAGTTTAAAATGGATCCAGTAGAAAACGGAATTCAGGAAGCATCATTTAAAGAATATAGAAAACAGAATAGGGATGATATTCTTGTTGCTCATCAAGTTCCTCTTTCTAAAATTGGTGGATCTGACTCTGCTGCAATAGCAGCAGCATTATCACAAGATCGCACATTTAAAGAGCAGGTTGCAAGACCAGCACAAAGAAACCTTGAAAAAATGATCAATAAAATTATTAAAGAAAAAACAGATATTTTAGAGTTTAAGTTTAATGAACTTACTCTAACAGATGAGATTGCACAATCACAGATTATTGAACGACTTGTCAAGACTCAGGTAATGCTTCCAAACGAAGGCAGAGAACTTCTTGGTCTTCCACAGATTGAGGGTGGCAACGAACCACTTCAACTTAAGCCAGAACAAGTCTCAACCGATAATTCAAACAGAGCAAGGGACACAGAAAGAACTAACAACCAGTCCGATAGCCCAGCCACAGTAAGTGGTCGTAATCCAAAGGGCGAAGGCAGAAAATTTGATGACATTATTTAAATGTCCAAATAGTGATACTTTAATAAAAAAGGGTATATAATATAATAACCATGAATATATCTAAAGCCCATTGGGATACTAAGGGCGACAGTGTTCGCCTATCCCTACCATTTGCAAAAGTAGACAAGGAAAGAAGAATTGTCTCAGGATTTGCATCTTTGGATAACCTTGATAAGCAAGATGACATCGTAACAGCCGAAGCATCAATGGATGCATTTGCAAAATTCCGAGGGAACATTAGAGAAATGCACCAGCCACTAGCAGTAGGCAAAATGGTTTCATTTAAAGAAGATAAGTATTTTGATCCAGAATCAAAAAAGTTTTACAGTGGAGTTTTTGTATCCGCATATGTTTCAAAGGGTGCACAAGACACTTGGGAAAAAGTTCTAGATGGAACTCTAACTGGTTTTTCAATTGGTGGAAAAATGAATAAATGGGATGATGCATATGATGAAAAATCAGATAAAACTATTAGAGTTATTAAGCAATATGATTTGGTAGAGTTGAGTCTTGTAGATTCACCAGCAAATCAGTTTGCAAACATAATGTCAGTTGAAAAAGTTGATGGAATAGATGTTGTTAAAGGTGATGAAACAGTTTTAGAAAATGTTTTTTATGATAAAGAGTCTGGCATTGTTTTGTTGTCAGAAGAAGAAACCGTTATGAGTCCAGTCACTGGAACAGAAATGAAGAACATAGGTTTCGTTGAAAAAACAGATAGCGAAAAAATAAACATGATGAAATTCTTAGTAGATAGTGCTAAAGGCATTAATACTTCTAAGATTAACAAGGAGGAAAACCTTATGGCAAAATCAACAAAAAATACAGTTGAAGAGATCGTTGAGAAATCTGATATTGTAGTTGAAACAACAGAGGTCGCTCTCAAGGCAGACGCAAATATGGAAGAAGTTACAAAGGCTTCAACATGTCCAGATTGCGGAAAGGCTATGGACGCATGTGAATGTGATTCAAAGGCTGATGCAAAAGATGAAGATTCAACAGAAAAGGCTGCAAAGCCAAAGACTGATGAAGAAGAATCTGCTGCTATGGCTGCTGCTGAAACTCCAGCAGATGAAGAAGCAGAGGCTAAGAAAAAGCCTATGGCTCCTAAGTCAGATGAAGTAATTGAAGGATCAGTCAATGAAACAAATGACGGTCTTGAAAAAGCCTTTAGCGATCTAGTATTAACAGTTCAATCTTTGCAGGCAGAAGTAGAAATGCTTAAGTCTTCAAAGGTAGATATTGAAACAGCAAAACAGTCATTTGAAGCAGTTGCAAAAGATATTGCATCAGCAACAAATGTATTTAATGAATTTGGTAAGCGTGTGGAACTTGTAGAGCAAGACACTGCTTTCCGAAAGTCTGGCGATCTCGGCGAGATAGTACAGAATCAACCTGAAACGGTTGAAAAATCCCTATGGGGCGGTAGTTTCCTCAAAACAGCCGATCTATTCATTTAGAAAAAATCACAGGAGGTGACAATATGTCGGAACAAAATATAGAAAAGAACCAGCCAGGTACTTCAGGTAACCTAGGCGGAACAGCACCAGGACTCTATCAGGGTCAGGGAGCGTTCGCATCTGGATCAGATGCAGGTTCAAACACACCAGGTAATTACACCGATGGTGGTGTCTTGGGTAATATCCCAACAGCACTATCAGGAGTTAACTCTGGACCAAATGCAGTAAATCCTTCAGGTGAGGCTGGATCAGGTATCCTACGCCCAGAGCAAGCACGTCGTTTTATTGATTACGTGTGGGATGCAACCATTCTCGCTAAAGATGGCCGTCGTGTTACTATGAGAGCCAATACAATGGAACTCGAAAAGGTAAACGTCGGAGAGCGTGTTATTCGTGCAGCAGCGCAAGCAGTTGGCGACTACACAAACGCAGGTGCAACATTCTCAAAGGTTGAATTGACTACAAAGAAGATTCGTCTTGACTGGGAAGTATCTGCAGAAGCACTAGAAGATAACATCGAAGGTGCAGCACTAGAAGACCACATCGTACGTTTGATGACAAATGCTTTCGGTAATGATATCGAAGACCTTGCAATCAACGGTGACGCTGCAACAGGTAACTTCTTGTCAATCATGAACGGTTTCGTAAATCGTGTCAAGACTGAAGGAGATTCTCACGAAGCAGTTGTTACAGTTGCTAACGGAGGATGGACTCCAGAAGTTATGCAAAAGATTATTCTTGCAATGCCACGTAAGTATCGTGCACTCAAGAACAATCTAAAGTTCTACGCTGGTACAGATGTTTTCCAAGGTATCGTTAAGAATAACGGTACACTTGCTGATGCAATTGCAGAAGCATTTGGTTCACACGCAGGTGCTGCTGGAACTCCAGCAATGCGCCAATCATACCTAGACGGTAATGATCAGACATTCGGTGGAGCACGTACAACACGTGTTCTAGGAATTGACGTACAAGAAGTTCCATACTACCCTGCAGGATATGTCGATTTGACATTCCCACAGAACCGTGTATGGGGATTCCAGCGTGACATCACTGTAAACCGTGAATACAAGCCAAAGAAGGACACTGTAGAATATACAGTCTTCGTTCGCTTCGGTATTCAATGGGAAGAACAAGATGCTATCGCATGGGCTGACGCTGCAGCAGATGCATAATCTGTAAACAGTAAAAATTAGGGGGAGTAGGAGTTAATTCTCCTACTCCCCTTTATTACTTATAATGATATAATACTAACAAGGAGGAATTATGGAATACATGAATAATAATCCAATTGAAGAAGAGTCAGTGTTTGAAGCACCAGTTTTTGAAGCACCAGTTGTTACAGAGCCAGTTGCAGAACCTATTGAGGAAACTCCAGTTGTAGAAGAAGTACCAGTTGTAGATGCCCTTGAAGCCCCTGCATACGAGGCACCTGAAGAAGTTCAGGCTCTTGGATCAGTTGCAGATGGTATCATTGGAGCAACAACAGCGCCAAAAGAATCAAGAAAGCCTAGCAAGAAGTTACCTACTGAAAAGAAGGAAACAGTTGCTCTTTATTCAACTAAGAATGTTACCTGGTCAGAGGTAGGTAAGGTATACCGTGGCTACAACATTGTTGAAAAGGATGCAGCAGACAAGTGGCTTACACGCTCACATATTAGAGTTGCCACACCAGAAGAAGTTGCTAAGGAATTCGGTAAGTAATTCATGGAGGTTTTGAGAGTTCCACCTTATCCAATTTTAACTACATGGGATGTTCCATTAGCGAACACAGACTATGTTATTTATATTGAGGATTTGGTGGATCACTCAATCCAAACTTTGCCAACAACATCTAATGCAGACTCACAACTTCTATATGTAGTTCCTCAGTCGCAATTAGAGTTTGATAGAAAATTTTTATTTAAGGTCATAAATTTATCAGGAACTACTGTTTTAAATGATAACCTAGATATTATTAGACCATATATTAATGCAAACAAACTTGGAACAACTGCTTCTGAAATTGCAGAGTACAGGATGTTTGAACTAGTTTCAAGAGCAATAATTGATACAATAATTCCAAATGGATTTTATAATCATAAGCAAATTATACAGGCAGTAGGTCAAGGAACAGACTATTTCCCGCTATGGCATGATGCAAATAAAATACTAAAAGTTTATGAAAATAATGTTTTAGTTTATGACATTGAAGATCAAGAAAATAATATATATGATTTTGTAATAACTTTAGATAACTCTGCAATACAAAGAGTTGAGGCTGGTTCATTTAATAGATATGAGGCAGCAGCACCAAACCTACCAGTAGGTAGAGGAGATCTTGGATACTATGGATACAAGTCAATTGCTTTTCCACAAGGATATGATTATACATTTGTTGTATCAACTGGATATTTAACAATTCCATCGGATGTAGAATATGCAACAAAACTTTTAATAGAGGATATTAAATGTGGAAAGTTAGATTATTACAAGAGATATATTACAGCATACAATACAGATCAGTTTAGAATTCAGTTTGACAAATCAGTTTTTGATGGAACTGGCAATATGCTAGTAGATAAGATATTAGATAAGTATTCAAATAATATTCTTAAACCAGGGATAATTTAATGATATGCGAAGAGCCAGATTTTATTTTTCCTATGCAAGCAGACGTATATCATCCACTTGTTGAACAAGGGGCATATGGAGATGTTAAAAAAACATGGATACTGGATAGAACAATTGCTTGTTCTTTTGCATCAGCAGGGACGGCATTTAAAGAAGAGATGTCTCCAAATATAAACATTACACAAGACAAGATTCTTTTAGGAAGAACAAAGACAGACATAAGAATTTCTAGCCTAGAAGGAAGCAACTCTATAACAAATGTAATTATAACTAACATTAAAGATAAAAATTGCAATGAGATTTATACAGAAACTTCTGGGCCCCGAGCAGGAAAGTCTACTATTTTTGAAATAGCAACTCAGGATCCTTTTTCTGGTCCTTTTGGTAACGTAGAGTACTACAAGTTAGTAATCCGTCGCTCAGAAAATCAGGCGGTAGATGTATGAGAGTAACCTTTAACGACAAGATGTTTATGAAAGATTTAAATAATGTAATTGAATACTCCTATGGATTTCTAGAAGGCTTGCAATTGGGAAAGAAAGAACTATATTCAAATCTTGGTCCAGAAATTGTAGCCCTTGCATCAAAGTATGTAGATACAAACGCAAACATTACCCCACAACTGCTTCACCATGTTTATGAATGGAGTCAAACAGGAAGCCCAAAGGCAAGGTTGTTTGATATTGATTACACTATTAGTAATTTAGGATTAACATTTAACACTAAATTAAAGCAGTCTTCTTCTATTAAAGATGGATCAAGAGTCCCATTTTATGACAAAGCAAGAATAATGGAAAACGGAATTGGCGTAACAATTACCCCTAAGAAAGCATCTGCTTTGCGATTTGAAATTGATGGAGAAGTCATATACACAAAAAATGAAGTTTTTGTAGAAAACCCTGGTGGACAAACACAAGGACAGTTTGAAAAGGTAATTGATGAATTTTTTAGTATTTACTTTAAGCAATCATTTTTAAGAGTAAGCGGATTAGATAAATACTTTAGTAATCCATTAGTCTATAAGAAAAACATTAAGGCAGGTAAAAGAGGCGGTAGAAATGTTGGCAAGTCTACTGGAATTAAATGGGTAGCAAGTGCGGGGGTTAAGATAGCATGACTTACGGAGAAATATGGAAAGAAAGTTCTAGCGTATTAAATACACCAGTATTGTGGATTAACAAATATCTACAAGAAAAGGTTTCTGAAATATTTCAAGCAAACGATGGGAACTCAAAAGCAACATTCCCCTTTTTCCCATCAACCCCATCTACGATAGATGACCTAACGGAATACTTTGGAGAAAGCACACAAGGTGTTGCTGCTACCTGGGATAGGCTTGTTAAAATGAATAGAACTGGATTTCCTCATATAAAGTGTGAACAACTTATGTATTATTTTTATGCTTCAGGCTCTAGCCCAGTAGAAAAAATGATAACAATACAAGAGTCTGTTTTAAGATTGATGGATCGTTTTGATGAGACAGCAGAAGAAATAAATAATTGGGCGATGAATAAACAAATAAATGTTGGAACTCAGTCTGTTCCAATTCTTCTAGATAACCAGTTTTATTTTCACAACTTCAAGGTCTACCAACTACAAGAAACCCGTGACATTATTGATTTTGGAACAGCCAGAACCTTCGGCGGTAACAAGATAATTATAGACTATGACTATCACCAAATGAGTGGGCTTACAAACGCTTCTTGGTCACCAGAGCCTAAAAAGGCAGTCAAAGACATAATTTAAAAATAAAAAAGGCTGTTATACTTGTACTTGAGGAAACAAGCCCTTTAATCTAATAAGAAAAAAGAGGTGAAATATATGGCATATACACGTGGTAGTTCAAACGATATTATCGTTGGAGCAGCAGCACTCTTCACATACGAAGATGGCGCACTTGCAGACGCAGACATGCCAGCATACGTAGCAGGCGACTCATACAAGGATACCCTTGCAGATGACGCAGACTTCCGTAATGTTGGATACACAATGAATGGTTTGGAAATTCAATTCCAGCCAGATTTCGGTGAAGTAGCAGTAGACCAGGTACTTGACGTTGCTAAGTTATTTAAGCAAGGCATGCAGGTAAACCTAAATACTACATTCGCAGAATCAACACTAGAGAATCTCCTGTTTTCATTAGCAGGAAAGAATGAGGATCTAGCAACAGTTTCATCAAACCCAACCCTTAGACTTTCAGCAGGCGACATCGGAGATGTCCCAGTTGAGCGTGGTTTAATTGCAGTTGGTCCAGGAACTGGAAACGCCGCACTAAACGTAGAGCGTGTTTACGTTGCATACCGTGCACTTTCAATTGAAAATGTTACAGTAGCAGCAAAGAGAGACGAAGCGACAATGTTCGAAGTATCATTCCGTCTTCTTCCAAATGATAATGCATCATACGGTAAGATCGTAGATCGTACTGTTAGCGCATAATAATCATTAAATAAAAACTTAATAATACAGGGTTGCCCTTGCTCATTAACTTGAGCGGGGCAATTTTGTTTTTGGTATACTATATGAATGGCTACAGAAGTATATGAAAGCGACTACCTAACTCTTATAGATGGCACAGAGTTGTTTATTACACCATTAAAAATAAAATATCTAAGACAGTTTATGGTTGCTTTTGAGTATGTCAAATCAGCAAAAGATGATGATGGTGCAATCGATGCTTTAGTTGAGTGTGCTCGAATATGTATGAAACAGTATTACCCAAAAATTTCGTTATCAAAAGAACTAGTCGAGGATAGTTTTACATTAAAAGACATCTATCATCTTTTAGATATTGCAGCGGGAATTAAAGTAAATGAAAAATCCGAAGAGCCAGTAAAAAAACAAGCAACAGATAGTGGATCAACTTGGGAAACACTAGACTTGGCAAAACTTGAAGCAGAGGCGTTTCTGCTTGGCATTTGGAAAGACTACGAAGAACTTGAATGCTCTATGTCTATGCCAGAAATAATGTCAACTCTTTCAATCAAAAGAGAATTAGACTATGCAGAAAAAAAATTCCTTGCAGCAATGCAGGGTGTTGACCTAGACAAACAGTCTGGGAAAAAAAATGAATGGGAAGAACTAAAGGCTAGAGTTTATAGCAATGGGGAAGCAAGAAACTCAAGTGATATTTTGGCACTGCAAGGAGTCAATGCACAAAAGGCTGGATTTGGAATTGGAATGGGCCTAACTTACGAAAAAATTGACTAATTCATAGGCTTGTCTATGATATAATTAACTAACTAACACAGGAGGAATAATGGCTGAAAAAGCAAATAGCAAAACAGTTACACTGATAGATGGCACAACACTAAATGTTCGACCACTAAAAATTTCACTACTACGTCCGTTTGTAAAAAGATTTGGGGATCTAGCACTTGTTGCAGATGACAATGATAAATCTATGGACGTTCTACTTGATTGCGTCTTAATTGCAATGAAGCAGTATAAACCAGAACTTTCAGAAAGCAAAGAAGCACTAGAGGATCTTTTGGATCTTCCAACAGTCTACGAAATCATCGAGGCTGCATCAGGAAGCGATTCTGCTACAAGTAACAACTTGATGGCATCAATCAGCAAGTAATTGGTAAAGGGGTGTTATGAAAATTGTCAGACGTAAATGCTAATATAGGCATAAATTTTAATACGGCTGACGCCTTAGCACAACTTAGAACTTTACAGTCTGGACTAAGTAGGTTTCATCAAAGCCTTGCAGAAGGAAACCTTGCTGCCTCTAATGCACAAAAGGGATTAAATGCACAACTAATTCAGTCAATTAATGCGACTGGAAAATTTTCTGCATCTCAGGTAAAAGTAGCAACTAGTACACAAGCCTTCACAACAGCACTTGAAAAAAATCAGTTAAGCCTTGGTCAGTATTTTAGATACACGGCTGCTGCTGCAACTGCAAACACAAAGACTCTTACGAGTATGTTTGCACAGGAAAGAGAAATACTTAATCGTGCACGTAGAGATAGAGTAAAGGCTTTACAGTCTCAATACATTCAATTGCAAAAAGCCAACGGTGGCTTTGTAGATGCAATAAAAATAATGCCAAAATCTTTAACTATGGCAAATGGACAATTTACTGAACTCGGAACAAGGATTCAATATGCTGCACAAAGACAGCAATTCTTAAATCAATTACTAAGGCAAGGATCAACACAACTTCTAAACTTTGGTAAGAATACTCAATGGGCTGGTCGTCAGTTGATGGTTGGACTTACTATTCCACTTGGAATGCTTGGTTCATATGCTGCACGGGCATTTAAAGAGATGGAAGCAGCAACCGTAAAGTTCAAACGTGTATATGGAGATGCTTTTACTGATAGTAGAACAACAGACATCGCAGTTGAAAATATTAAACGAATTGGTATGGAATATACCAAGTTTGGTATTGCTGTCAAAGATACAATGGATATGGCAGCAACCGCTGCAGCAGCAGGTTTTTCAGGCACAGCATTAGATGCACAGGTAAAACAAGCCAACAAACTTGCAGTCCTTGGTCAAGTTGAACAGCAGCAAGCGCTTGAAACAACTATATCTTTACAAAATGCTTTTGGAATTTCTTCAGAAGACCTTGCAAAGAAAATTGATTTCCTTAACGCAGTTGAAAACCAAACAGTCCTTTCTATTGAAGATTTAACAATTGCAATTCCTAAAGCAGCACCAGTTGTAAAGCAACTTGGTGGAAATGTAGAAGACCTAGCCTTTTTCATGACTGCAATGAAAGAAGGTGGAATTAATGCATCAGAAGGTGCAAATGCTCTAAAGTCTGGTCTTGCTTCTATGATTAACCCAACAAAGAAAACTTCAGAGATGCTTGCTGAAATGGGAATTAATATCAAGGGTGTTGTTGAAGCAAATAAAGGGGATCTAAAGGGCACTGTTGTTGGATTTGCAAGAGCACTGGATGAGTTAGATCCACTAAACCGTGCAAGAGCAATTGAGCAATTATTTGGTAAGTTTCAGTTTTCAAGAATATCAACATTATTTCAAAACGTAGTAAAAGAAGGAAGCCAAGCCTCAAGAGCACTGCAACTATCGGGTGCTTCACTTGAAGAGTTAGCAATTATCTCTGAGCGAGAAATGGGCAAGATTGAAGATGCCGTTGGAGTTAAGTTTCAAGCAGCAGTAGAACAATTCAAGCAAACTATTATGCCAATAGGAAAACAATTTCTAGAAGCATTAACACCAGTTGTTAAGTTTATTGGTAAACTGTTTGAAAAGTTTAATGATCTATCTGATGGAACTAAAAAGTTTGTAACAATACTTACAGCAGTGGTTGCTGGAATTGGTCCAATATTTTTAATGACATTTGGTTTGCTTGCTAATGGTCTTGCAAACCTAATTAAATTGTTTGCAACCATCAGAGGTGGAATTGCAAAACTTAATGGACAAAATAAAATGCTTGGTGGCGGATTTGACTATCTAACACAGCAAGAAATTGAGAATGTTGCATCATCAAATGCTCTACACGGATCTCATGAAAGACTTATTCAAGTATTTAATGTTGAAAATGTTGCACTTCAAAAATTAGCAAACTCATATGCAAATGCAGCCTCACAAGCCAGAGCCCTTGCAACATCTTCCCCTGGACTATTTGCATCACCAGGTGCTGGTGCAGCAGTTGCAAAATTACCTGGCGGACAAGGTAGACCAGTTAGACGATATGCAGAAGGAGTTTTGCAAGTACCTGGTCCAAAAGGTGCAGGGGATATACAGCCAGCATTCCTTGCTCCAGGAGAAGCAGTTATACCAGCAGATGTAACTGCAAAAAATATTGGATTCCTACATGCAATGATGGAAGGGAAAACTCCTGGATATATGGCAGGAAAGATACCAGCAAGACCATCATTTCATGCAAAGCCTGATGAATTACAATCAGGAGCAAAGTTTGTCGGAATGCCAAAATCTATTGGCCAAGTAACACAGTCAAGACAAATAGCAGACCGCATTGCAGAATCAGTTACAAAGAGCCAATTTGGAAAAGTTCCCCCAACAGATTTTGGAACACTGCTTCAAGGAACCTCTGGAAGAAGTTTTCCTATTCCAAACGTTGGTGGAATTTATAGAAAACCAAATGGAGAAGTAGTATTTGTTAAGCCTGCAGTAGATGCAACCTCAGCATTAGCAGAGCAACGTGCAACAATAATTGCAAGAGATGTACACGGATTAAAAGCACCAAATCAAACAATCAAGACAATGTTAGACCCAACAGATGCAACTGGTAAGAGAAAGTTAATTGTACTTGAATCACCATACGATCCTAAGTTAGCAGAAGCAAGTGGTAAGTTTACAAAGAAGCAGATGGTTACTCAACTTGTTGCATCTCTTCTTCGTGGAGATAAAGATTTGTCTAAGTCTAATGTTTTTGGAAATACGTTAGCAGACGTTGGCCCAGCAGGAGTATTTAGTAGAGCATCTGGATTTAGAGATATTCAATCCGCAATGCCTTCAATGAAAGATCAGGCAATGATTAATCTTCTTGGAGTTAAGGGTGGAGCAAGAAAAGATTTTGCTTTATCTACTGCAGACATAGCAAAAAAGATGACACCACAAGAGTACAACTCTGCAATTAGCGCAGAGATTGCAAAGGTGCTACCAAAACTTAAAAAAACTGTTGCTGGAATGAACCTATCTCCTGCAGATGCTGCTCCTTACAGTGCAATGATTGCACGACTAGAGGCTGGTCAAAAAACAGATTGGTCTTCATTCCAAAAAATACATGCTGCTGCTGGCTCACCAGTTAAAAAATTAATGGCAGGATTTATTCCAGAACTTTCAGTATCACAAAGATCACAGTCACAAGTTGAAATGCAAAAGTTTTTTGATTGGGCAGATAAGCAAGTAGAGTCTTCAAACCTAGATGGAACATTTAAAGATAGATGGAAGAAGTCTACTGGTCCAGCGTTTAGACAAAGCCTAATGGAAAAAATGATTTATGATCCAAACAGTAAAACATTTTGGACAAACATGGGTGGAACAAATGGAGTTAATCTTGAAAGAATGCAAGAAAGATTTAACTACAGATTCGGTATTGCACCTGATGCACAAACTGGAAAGTATGTAAAATCAAACCTATTTAATATTAGTAAGTTTTTAAGTAATGTAACCTCTGGTGGACAGTCAAAGCGTGGTGGAGATATTGGAGCAAATAATCCAAAAGCAAAAAAAGTTTGGGATGAAATAAAAGTAGCAGCAGCAAATCCAGGCGGAGTTAAGTCAGATAAAACAATTAGAAAGTATACAGACTTCCTTGCTAATATGAAAGACGGAGCAGGAAATGAAACGCAATTAGCAAAAGACCTAAAGTCTAACTCTCCATTAGTAAGAAAATCTGCAATGGAATCAGTTGATAAAATGTTTAGACTTGATGCTTCACACGCTCAAGCAGTAAGAGTGTATGATAGTTTAGAGGATGCACAAGCAGGAAAGTCTAGACCAGCATCAAAATCAGAAAAATATTCTCTTGGTCAAATGGGTCCAGACTATAGAGTTATAAATGAATTTGTTAAAACAAACGACCCAGGAAATAAATCTAGATTTGAAAAAATATTAGAGTGGAATAATAAAAATGGAAACCCTCTTGCAATTGATGGCACACAAAACAGAAATCTTCAGTCTGCAATTCAGTCAATTATTAGAGAAGAAAACCATCCGTTTGATCCACAAAATCAAAAACATGTAAAGGCTCTTGCAGAACTTGAAATAAAAGCAAGAGATTTAATGACAGTTGATCCATCTAAAGCAAAAGGCTTATCGTTTTTAAGTAAATCTTCTAGTGCATACATAAATGCAAGACTTACAGACAACATTATGTCTGATAGAATTTCAGACTCTAATTGGTTTAAGAGAATGAATGAAAATAAGATGTTTATGAATACATCTGTTCTTGATGATAAAGGTAGACCAGTACGAGGCGCACTAGAAACAGTTAGAAAGTCTGAGTATTACTTTGATTCAAAGACTGGTAGATTTATACCTTACACAGGACAAAACACTTCTGCTGTTGCAACTGGCAGAGTGACTGGAAAAGGAACAGAAACAAGAACTCCAAACGCTAGTAAAACTGGTGGGCAGCCAACTGCAACAAGATCTCAGGCAAGAGCATTTGCTGTAAGACGTGACGCAGGTGACCCAAGATTCAAAGGACTTGGAACAGATTCTCCATTAAGCAAGAACGCACAAGGAAGAATTACAAATGCTATGCAAGAGCAGGCACGTTTGTTAAAGTTAAGAAATAACTTGTCAGCAAAAGAAATAGATCAAGCACTATCTCAATATAGAAGAAGGCTTATACTTGCAGAAAGAGAAAAGGCACATGCTAATGCACAAGCGCTACGAATGCGTGAGCAGTCAAAGATTGATTCTGAAAGAGTTGTAAATTCTAAGGCTCTAGCAAAGCAAGAGCGAGCACAAAGGCAAATGGCTCGTCAAGAAAAGGTAGGAAGATACTCTGGAGGAACATCTGCAGCCCTAGGCGGAGTTGCAATGGGTGCAATGATGATGGGGGCCGACGCTAAGGTCACTGGAGGCCTATTTGGGGCCTCTGCACTGGCTGGTATGGCTCCAATGCTAACTAACCCATATGTTGCTGCTGGAACGGCTGTACTGGCTCTTGCTGGGTCTGTATTGCTTGCAGAAAAGGCCAATAGATCAGCAGCAGAAAAAATATCAAGATTTACAGATGCAACATCTGCAACAACTGAAAAAATGAAGTCTATTGGAGAACTTACTGGAAAAGTCGGTGCTTCAGAACTATATGCACGAAAGAGATCTACATCGGTATCTGATAGATATACAACTGGATTTGAAAGAGGAAAGCAACAGTTTGGTGCAACCTTTGTAGAGTCAGAAACTGGTAAATCAATTGTAGAGTCATTTACAAAAGACATGGTGACTGGTGGAAATAATGCTGTTAAGAAAATATCTTTGCAACTTGCTGCTTATGTTTCAGATGGAATAATGAGTGCAGAACAAGCCCATTCAGTTGCAAGCCAAATTGGAATTAATTTAAACAATCAAACTGTAACCTCTCAGATAAGTGGTGAGATTATTTCACTTATTGGTCCAAGTGGTGTAGATCTACTTAAAGATCCACTAACTGTAAGAATGAATTTAGTGCAAGAACAAATTTCTAACACATCAATGAGCACAGAAGATTATGCCTCTGCTGGAGTTCCAATATTTGATGTAGGGTCTCAGGATGATATTCAAGAGGCTATATCTAATTATTTTGATGACTACATTGCTCTGTTTACAGAAACTGGACCAGAAAAAATTGGAGCAGCATTAGGTTCATCGTTTGCTCAATCTTTTGAGTTTAATCAATCTCAGGCAGATTCATTTGCTAAGTACTATGATGATCAGATAGCAATATTACAAAAACAAAAGTTACAAACATCTGAACTTTCAAAGCAAGAGGTTATAACAGGTAAAATTCGTAAATTAGAAGAAAAAAGAGATGCTGGTTTACAAGATTTTAAGAAAAACAATCAAACAATATTAGATAACGCAGGTAAGGCTGTTGGTGCACTACAAAATAGCACACCAGGACTAAGCGCACTTAAAACAGCATCACGAACACAATTATTAGACAAGTACAAGGGTGGGCCAGAAGAGTTGGCATCGGTTGTTCTTGCAGAAAAAACCAAAAAGTTAAACACAGATCTAGAGATAAAGATTAATGCTGTAGCAGGAAGTGGAATTGTCGGTCCAGACGCATTAAGTCAAATGGTTGATATGTTTGGAACAGATGCAAAGGGACAAGCAGCAATCCAAAGAAACCTAGATTTGGCAATCACAAAGCAGGACCCAGGAAAAGTTCAACAATTACTTCTACAACTTGGAACATTTAAAAGTCCAAAAACAAGTAGAAAAATTTTTGTTGCATTAATGAAAAAGGATCCAGCACAGTTTGACAAACTTGCATCAACAATTGCACTTATGCAAAAGATGGATACTAAGGAAATTAACCTAGAGGCATTTTTTGAATCGGAAGACGCTGAAACAAAACTAATAGACCTTCAGGAAAAACTTGAAAAAATTGAAAAAATGCCAACCCCAATTACTAAAGAGGCAATTGCTCTTGTTAATACTGATGGAAATTCAAAAACTAAAGATATGACCGCCCTGCTTGCTATCTGGGATCAATGGGGTAACTTGCCAGACGAAACAAAGAAGACTGTAATTCAAGAATACGTTGCAATATATTCAACGATTGATGATCAGGCAGCAATTACAAGTATAAAAACCAAAAATCCAAGAGCAAGAAGAATTACAAAAGCACAGATTGATGCTGAAAAAGGAAGAATGGCAGCAGAAAGAACAATGCAGGTTGTTAAACAAGATATTGCGTCTAAGGCTGCTAGTAATCTTGAACAGGAACAAAAAAATGGTTCAAAGAAGGCTGACCCAATAAATGATATTCTTGCAAGACTTAAGCAGGTAAGGCTTGCATCTTTAGATGCCACAAAGGGGATTGCAGAATTATTTAAAGCAGTTGGAGACGGTAAAAAGGTAAAGGGTGTAATTGGTGATGTATTTAATGGCATGCAGCAACAACTTCTTAAGAAGGGTTCAAACCAACAGTTTATTGATTTCCTAACTTCTATGATTGGTGATCCTGCAGAATTAGCCAAGTATATGAGGACTGCTACAAAGGCAACTAGCGGTCCAAATAAGGGCAAGGTGGTTGATCCATTTAATCCTAAAAATGTTCTTAAGGGTAGTAAGGTTGGGGATGTTGTTTTATCTGAATCAGGCAAGGCAGCCCAAGCAGGAATAACTAAAGCCGTAGGCGGTGACTATAATTTAGCACAACTTAAATCAATAACAAATGATAAAGACCGTGCTAAGGTTATGGAAAGAATTGCAACTCTTGCAAAAACAAACAACAAGTTTGTTATTGATAACCACACACTTCAGAATATTCTTAATGATGAATACTATGTAACCGAACTTGCTGCAGGCAGAATTACCGATGCTGAATTTGAAACAAACACTCTCCTTGCAAAACAAGCAGAACTTAGAGAAAGAATTAATGGTATTGTCTCAGAAGGGTTGTCTGCAAAACAAGAATTGGCAGATAAGGGCAGAGTTGGAGAACTTCTTAAGTTTATGACGGAGACAACAGATCTTCCTAAGTTATCTTCTGGTGCTTTGCTTGATATGATTAAAGATCCAAATCAATTATCTGCTGCAATCGCTGCCATGGATATGTATAAGAGTGGAATTGAAAAGGTACCTGCAAGTTTGCAGAATGTTGTAGATGGACTTAATAATGTTCAAAAGAATGCAAAGATTCAAGGATATATAAATTTTGCATCTCAAACAGTCCCAGAAAAAATTTCTCAAGGTGCTGCTGCAGCACAGAATGTTCTTAGTGTTAAAGCAAGACTAAGAGAAAAAATGAATATTTCTGAATTAAGAAAATATGGCACAAAAGCAAATCCTAATATGGGAGAAAATGCATATCAGGCTGCTGTAAAAGCAACAGGTGGCACAGCAATAACTGGTGGCGGAAAGAGTTTAAGTCAAATTCAAGTTGCTCGTCAAGGCCTTGGATCCCAAATGAACCTAGTTCAAGCAAGAGCAAATCAAATACAAAAAGACATTTCTGCAAAAGAAGATGAATTGAACAAGGCAATTGAAGATAAGAATAAATATTATAATAAATTAATTGATACCGAAAAGGATTCTATTGAAGCAAATGAATCAAAACTTAAAAAAGAGTTTACAGATTTAATTGATAAAAAACAAACAGAATCAAACAAGTTAAGCAATGATCTTGCTATAATCAATCATCAAGAAGAAGAAATAAACAAAGTCTATGATGAAAGAATTAAGGCTTTAAATGAGACCCAGCAAATAAATCAAAGACTTATTGCTCAACAACAAACACAGTTGGGTCTTGCAGATGCTCTTACACAGGGAGATATTTCAGCAGCAGCAAAGGCTGCTCAAGAAATGCGATCACAAAATGCTGCAGCATATGCAGAAGACACTACAAATGCTTTAACACAGGCAAGAGATAATCAGATAAAGGGTCTTAAGGGTTCAGAGTCAGGAATGACTAAGGATCAAATTGCTGAAAGACAATATAAAATATCCCAAGAAATTTATAAGATTGAAACAGACCCTAAGAGACTTGAACTTGTTAAAGCAATTGAGACATCACAAGAAAAAATTACGCAGTATGAAAAAGATAGATCAACTGCAATTGATGCAATAAATCTTAAGTATGAAAAAGAACTTGCAGATCTTAATACAGCACTAACATCGCAAACAAGTATTTTAGATAAATTAGAAAAAGAAGATGCAGAACTTGCTTCCCAAGAAGCAGAATTACTTCTTATTCTTGATAGTCTAACAAGTATGGATGATCTTGCTGGTAAAACACTACAAGATTTTGAAGATATGGTTCTTAAGGCAGAAGCAATGGCTACTGCACTAGAAGAAGATATCGTTAAAGCAATGATGGCAATCGAGGAAGACTCTGCAAGTGCTTCTGGTTCTTGGACAAATATTGTAGATAAAATTAATGCCCTTCCCGATTCGATTACTATTAAAAGCATTATTGATGAAGTGAGAAACATAACCGAAAATATTACAAGATATATAACAACTATTACAACTGGTGGTGGCTCAAGTTCAAGTTCATCAAGTAGTTCAAGTAGTTCAAAGGTTGGTCAAGGTAAAGATGACGGAAACGGATCTTCTCTTGGTTTTTATAATTCTTTAGGCTCAGATGGAGAAAAGGGAAGTACTGCAGCAGAAAACGCAGCAGCAGATGCACAAGCCAAAGCAGATGCAGCCTCAGCAAGACTAAATAATTGGTTTTGGGAAAGAGACTCTTCTGGTGGATTAATTAAGCCAAGACGATTTGCTATAGGTGGACCAGTAATAGGTACAGACATTATTCCAGCAATGCTTACTCCAGGAGAATTTGTAATGAGTAAATATGCTGTAGATACACACGGCATTGATAAAATGAAGGCTATTAATTCTGGATCAGATGCATCTTCTTCAGTGTATAATTATGAGTTAACAGTTAATGTTAGATCAGATGCAAGTCCAAGCGATATTGCAAATACAGTAATGACTAAGATTAAGCAGGTTGATTCTATGAGGATAAGAGGTAATAAACTATAATGGCTACTAACCCAACTGCTGCTGCCTATATGTCTGGTAGAAGAAAATATCAAAGACCACAAGCAATGTTATGGTCAGAAAACTCTGGCACACTAGTTAATGGTGTTTATGTTCCAAATGGCTATGAGGTTGGATCAACAACTGGATCAGAAACAGACGAATCCACATTTAATCAATTTTTAATTCTTTCAGATGATAATAGACAGCCGATTGATTTTAAACCAACCAGAATTGAAAAGCGTGAAAGAATGATTAATGGCAGAATGCGTTCTTATCATGTTGCAGACAAGTTGACAATTTCTACTAGTTGGAGTATGCTTCCTTCTAGATCTTTTGCACTTGCTCCAGAATTTAATCCATCAAATGGAAAGGCATTAGTAAAAGAAAAGAACTCTTTAGAATATACTTCTGATGGTGGTGCTGGTGGAGTTGAACTACTTGATTGGTATGAAAACCATCAGGGATCTTTTTGGGTATATCTAGCATATGATAAATATTCAAATTTTGGAAAAGATGATACAGACTATGGACATCTTGGACAATATAATCAATTAGTTGAAATGTTTTTTAGTGATTTTTCTTATAGCGTACAAAAGCGTGGCGGAAGTAATTATGATTTTTGGGATATCTCAGTAACCCTGGAAGAGGCATAGAATGTTTCAAAATGATGAATTAAAAAATCATCTTCAAACATCTTCAGTTATTAGAACTAACTCTGCTGTAATTGCTGAGTGGAATATGAACATACCAGAAAATATTCAAAAGATTGGCAACTATAGATATAGACCAACACAAGATAGTTCTGTATACAAAAATATTATATCTAGTTTTAATGATGGAGAAGACAAAAATACACAGGTCCCGTTTTATTATGGAGCAACAGATGCTGATGTAACAATTGATGGTGGAATGGACGATATCAATCAGCCAACATTACTAACTTCTAGAAAAGAATATATTAAACTTCTCTATTCACTAGAAAACTGTTTTTATAAGTTTAGACCAAGATCAGGTATTAATAAGGCTTCTTATTTTTCAAACTCATATATTCACAATGCTAATTCAGATATGGCAAAAAGACCAAGATATTATATGCCAGATAAAGGCGATTATTTTAAATATTGGACATCTTATAGAACTGAAAATGGTTCTGAGTACGGTGTTGCAAATAAAACCTTAAATGGCCAATACTTCATTGAGGATACAGCACCATTTGTTGTTTATAAAAATAAAATTCCAGTAAATAGAGTTGTAGTAAAAATGCAAACACATATTGGCTCTGTTGACCTTGGGCCATTTTCAACATCTTCTAAATCATTCTCAGACCCATTCTATGGTGATGCAAATAAAAAGACACCAGTTAAATGGAAGATTCAAGCACTTAAAAATAATAACTGGGTTGACATAAAGAAATTTGATGCAAGCACAAGAAGAAAAAATGGTACACCAATAATTGGTTCAGATGGATACGTAGAACTAGCATATGGATTAATTGTTCCAGATAAATATCAAGATACCTTTATTAGAGCAGAAGAACATGCTACAACATCAACTTTACCAGAAACATCAATAAATGGTTATGCATATTTAGTTAAAGAAAATGAAGATTCTTTAGGCACGTATCATATTTGGGTATCAGATAAGTATGAGACCTTTGTTCCAACATATGGCTGGTATGTAAGTGAAGAAACAGTAGATAGATTAACTAACTTTGTTACAGATACAACATCTCCAATTCAGTACTCAAATGCATCTGATGGTTTGCCAATGTATAGAGAGTTTGATTATATTAATGGCTTAAGAATTGTTGTTGATACAATGACAAGGGCTGACTCAACTTTTGATCTAATTGAACTATCACCAAGATTAGTTGTAGATTTATCAGGAAAGACAGTTGATTTTTCAATAACAAAAACAGCATCTGATTTAGGATCTTCTGGCCTTCCAGTTGGTCAATTGCTTGCATCAAATGGAACCCTAAAACTATTTGACTACGATCAAGCATTTAATCCAAATAATAACAACAGTATTATTAAAAACTATATAACTAAAAATATACAAGTTAAGTTTTATGAAATAATTATGAATGTAAATGGGTATGATTATTTTGTTCCAATTAAGACAATGTATACAGAAGGTTTTCCAGAGTCAAACAATGAAACAAGACAAGTTTCTTTAAAATTAAGAGATCTATTCTTTTACCTAGAATCAATCAATGCCCCACAACTGCTAGTTACAAATGTGTCTCTTAGTTATGCAGTCTCAACACTTTTAGATTCAATTGGTTTTACCAACTATTCATTTAAAAGAGTAGATGATGAAGTTGATCAGATTATTCCATACTTCTTTATTCCGCCAGACACTAGCGTTGCTGAACTATTAAATCAATTAGCGATATCAACACAGACAGCAATGTTCTTTGATGAATATAATAATTTTGTAATGATGAGTAAAAATTACATTCTTCCAAAAGAGTCAGAAAGAGAAACTGATTTTGAATTTTATGGTACCAAAGATTTTATTGAAGAAGGTGCAATTAATAACAAAACTACCAATGAAAAACTTGCAAACATAATTTCTATCAACTCTCAAAATAATGAAATTTTTAATGATGGAAGCATTAACTATAAAACAAGATACATTCAAAAGACATATGGATCAATTAGGCAAGCAAGTATTGTTGATCAGGAAAAAACATGGATATACAAACCAGTATTATTATGGGAAGTTGCTGGGGACGATAACACAAAGTCTATCAATGATCAAGCAAATAAGCAGTCTAGTTATGTTTTGGGTGCTATACCGCTTAACTCTGATTTATCCGATACACTTCCAAGCGTTTCTAATAATATAATGATTAATAATACAATGGATTTAGGAGAGGGCATTTATTGGCTTTCAAGATACAATGGATATTTTTATGCAAATGGAGAAATCATAAAATATGATGCAGTTCAGTATAGTGTCAGCGGTATTGGCAATGTATGGATTACAAGTGTAACTGATTATCAAAACTATTTTTCCAAACTAAGTCATAATGGAAAGATCTATCCAACAGGATTGGTGAGAATTTATTCATATCCAAATTATCAAACTATAAATGGAATCACTAAATTAAAAAATGGAGAAGTAGCAAAGCACGGTAGAGGTCAGTTTGGCACAAGTGTTCTAAAGCACAATGCTGGTTTAAATTCATACTGGTCCGATAATGCAAATGTTCGTGGCTGCTCAATGAAGTCTGATTATTTGTTTAGTCTTGCAAGTAAAACTGAAGCAGATGCAAAGATTTCACTTTTAACATTAGACAATCTTGCAGCAGGAGTTAGCAATGATTTGGCAACTCAATCCAATAGATCAGGAATTATGAAAAATTTCTTGTCTCAATATTATGGCACAGAAAAAGATTTTAATAAACTTAAAACAACTCAAACTGGAACAATCCAGTCGTCTGCATTTATTTTAAATGGTCCATCTTTTACAACTACTCAAAAGGGCATTGACTTTATTTCGTATGTACATAAACCATTGACAGACTCATTTAAACATTTTGGTACAAGAATGAGAATTGTTGGTAAAATTGAAAATAACCAGAACCGTGGTCAGACTCCAATTGGTAGTGATACATACTTTGTGGTAACTGGTAATTCTCCAGATCAAAATATTAATATTAGTGCTGGTTCGGGCGGATTAGCCGTTATGCTAAATCCAACAACAAATGTTGGATACTATTTTGAAATTTTAGCACTAACAGAAAATAACGTCAGTAGTTATAATAAATCTGCTGAAAATCTTCACAATGTAATCTTTTATAAGATAAAGCGTGACTCTGCCACATCCGATGCTATACCAGTTAAACTTTGGGGTGGTCTTGCAAGCATAACAGTTGACGATGGAAAGTTTACTGGTCAATACAGAATGGTTGGCGAGCAAAATCCAACGGTATATGATTTAGCAGTTGAGTATAGAAATATTGGAAACAGTAGAAGGTTCTACTTATATATAAACAACAAACTTGTTGCAACTGTTGACGATACTTCTCCTTTGCCAGTATATAACAATATGGCTATGTTTGTAAGAGGATCTGCAAGATGTATGTTTGAAAATATCTACGCATTAACAAATAATTATAGTCAAAATACAACCTTTGCTCTTGATACACCAGTTATGTCAGCGATTAATGATTCTGAGATAGATGCAAATGAATCATTCAGAAAATATGCAATGAGTGGTATTGTTCAATCAACCTATTTATCTGGTATTAATCCGTCTCAGCCACCACAATATAATATGTACTTTGAAGAATTTGGTACCATTATGAGAGAAGCAGCATACTTTAATATTCGTTATGACAAGGCCTATCCAGCATTATATGCAAAACTGTCTCCAACATTTAATAAGGTTAAGGGGTATACAGTATCTGGATTTAGAGCAGGATCTTATGGAGCAGAATTTTTAATATTCAATGCAACAGATACCGCACTAAGCCTAGATGAGACAACTGGCAATTACTTAAGAATTCAAGGTATAACTTTTACACAAGAGTCACAACACCAATTGACAATGGATGAGTATTTTAATAAAAATAGTGATTTTTCAAATCCTCAACTAAGCGGATCAACACTATTAAAATCTCCTATAAAATATGATAATGATTATCAAGACATTAAAGTAAGCAGAATTACCTATGGTAAAAAAGATTTTTCATTAGAAACACCATACATACAAACACAAGATGACGCAAACAGGCTAATGGAGTGGATTGTCAATAAAGTTGTTAAGCCAAGAAAATCTGTTAGTCTTAAGGTTTTTGCAACACCAACCGTTCAACTAGGAGATGTTGTCACTATTGACTATAAGGATAAAGACTCAGTAAATCAAATATCATCATCTAACTCTAGGTTTGTAGTATATAATATAGAGTATGCTAAAAGTTCTGGAGGGCCAGATATGACTGTTTATCTGAGCGAAATTTAATATGGCAAGTGCAATACCACTTACACCAGATACTACTGCATCTAACGCAGATGCAGGGGTACTTGCTGCAACCACCAACCTTATAATTACAAGTTATGATGAAACACCTTTAGAGGTAATGACTGACCTTATCTTTGAAGATATAGGTGGTCAAGAAATTATTAATATATCCAGAACTGACATTGTTAATGGTCAGGATATTATTTATCAACCAATTAAAAATTTGGCAAGCATTAACTATCAGTATAATCCGCAAAATATTTTGGCCCTACAAGATACATCTGAGAACTATTTTAAAAAATTTCCAATTAATGCAGCAAACAAAGTTCCAACTACTGGAACAGGACAAAATGGATCAACAGTTTACATCGATGAGGCTACGGGAAATCTAGTTATTGAACTAGTAAATGTAGAGGATGATGAGCAAGTAGAAGTTCAAATACTAAGAAATGGAAAATTTTTTAATGATACAATATATGAGGTGCAACAATGATTACTAATACTGGAAAAAATATTTTAGCCAAATATCTACTTGGTCAGGCTTCTGCCTATGCTTCGTATATTGCTATTGGCTGCGGTTCAAAGCCTTTGAACTCTGATGGAGTTCTTGGGGATTACTCAGATAAAGAAAGACTTGATTTTGAGATGTTTCGTGTACCAATTACTTCAAGGGGTTATGTAAGCGAAGATGGAATTACAAAAATTGTTTTAACTGCAGAATTGCCAAGTGAAGAAAGATATGAGATTAGCGAAGTTGGTATTTTTTCTGCGGGATCTAATACTGCTGCAGGTGCCTATGATAGTAAATCTATTTATGCTTTTACACAAGATGAAAATTGGGAACACCACAATGCCCAGGGTGCATACCAAATTCCAGTAAAGTATACACCACTAGACAATGATTCAAACAATATAATTAGTGATGTTATGGCTACAAGAGAAGGATCTCAGGTTGTTGCAAAAGTTTTTCAAACAAACGCAGATAACAGAATTTTTACAGATCAAGGAAGAGTTTTAAGGTATGAAAGATGCAGATTTTTAAATAATACAATTATGCTTAAAGGAAATTCTTCTACGCTAACTGCTGATGGATCTGGCAATCTTGTAATAGGAAACAACTCAGAGCACATACATTTAACTGGTGCAATACTAGACTTTAACAGAAACTCGCCAACTGATGAAATCAAACTGTCTTTTTCGGTAGTTAACAAAGACGGAGAGTCAACGATTGTTCCAGATAATGTTAGACTAATGGTAGAGTTTTCTTCATCTGATTCGCTTGTCGGTCAATTTGCAAGATTTCAAGTAAATATTAATAATGGAACTGGAGTAGGTCAACACGATTTTTCTACAAATAGATATGTTGTAGCAACAAAACAACTACAAGAATTATATAAGAGTTCTGGCTTTACATGGAGTCAGGTTGATGTTGTTAAGATTTATGCATGTGTCACAGACAATGGCAGCCCAACAGATAACTTTTATATTGCTTTAGATGCTTTAAAACTTGAAAATACAAGTTCGTCAAACCCACTTTATGGAATGACTGGATATTCTGTTATTAAAAATAAAGATGCAGCAACTATTGTAAAATCTGCAAACACAACAAACTATATTGAATTTAGGTTTGCCTTGGATGTTCAATAATGGCACAAGAAAACTCTAGAGTAAAAAAGGTTATTATACCAAAATCTTCATTACCAGAAATATCTGGTGTTGGACAAGACTATGTGGTTAGATACAGAATTGTCAGTGATGATAAAAATAGATATTCTTATTGGTCACAAAAATATAGAGTCGCCATACCAAATACAACTACTGTACCCTTTTCTGTGACTAAATCTGGTTCAACTATAACAGCAGTTTGGACACCAGATAATACTATAAGGTCAGAGTTTGATATTTATGTTAAATGGAATAATGAAGAATGGAAATATATAACAACTGTATATTCAACAATCTATGCTAGTGTAATTAAAAATAGTGCCACAAAGGTGAAAATTGCAGCACAGATACCAACCTTTCCAAAAGAAAGATTCAATTCTGCCACACTTTTTGAATCCAACGAGATTGACTTAGTGGTATAATTATATAACCATGGCAAAATTACCTTTACCAGAAAGAGGGCAACCATTAGATGTTGCTTACATTTATCAATTAGCAAACACCATAAACGATCTATCATCACAGATATCTCCAGCAACATATAAATATGTTACAGTGGACACCCCTGGTGTTGGAAAGCAAAGCGTCAAGGCTTCTGAGGCTAGAATTATTGGCGGGTATGTAAATGTAGTAAACAGTTCAACA